AGTTGTGGCCACGTTTGCTAAGAAAGCACCGCCAATAGTAGCGGTTGCATTCATTGTGAACGATGCAGCAGACGAGCTGTTGTTGATGTTCGAGATCTGGTTCAAAGTAGCAGCGCCAAATGATGCCGCCTTACGGTTTCCGGTGTACTGAGTGTTTTCAGTCCAACCAGCGTGCGAAGCCAGCGTGTCGCCGTACGAAAACGTGCTGTTTGCCGCCTTGTCGTTGACCAAACCAATGTACCAAGCTGCCGTGTACGAGCTGCCGGTGAAATACTTGTTGTTCATGTCTTGAACGCCAACGTTTGTGACAAGGTTCGGGGCAATGTCCACCCACTTAACTTGACCGTCTGCGCCAACACACTCGATGATAAACGCGCCTTTTGCCGACATTTCTTCCGTGGTGCCACCAGTTTTCTCAACAGTGCCGCCAACTTGATCGGACGAAATAGCTTTTTCCATAGTCATGATGACTCCTCAGTTAATACGAATCAGCGCACTGGACGCTGTGTCAGGCGGCAAGGTAATCGTGAAGGTGTTGTTACCCGCCTGTGTTTTATCAGACCCAAAATCCAGCACAGCTATTGAGGCGTTGCTTTTACTGGTGTTATAAATCAGGGCACCCCGTACCGTAAACTGCGCAGGGCTCCACGTCGGGTTGGAAAAGCTAACGTAAACAGTGCCTTCAGTATTTGACTGTATGGTTACGTTTGATAGCGTCTGCCCTCCAGCGGTATACCCTGTTCCAGTTATTTCGTTTGTGCTTGTGTACGCAGTCGTGTTTTCGTTGATGTCAGCAAACGCTGTATACAGCGCCATCTTCAGCGAATCAGACGCAACATTCTGCGTACCATTTAGCATGTCAAGCTTGAAGCTTGTCGTTAATCCTTGGCGTATTGTCATTACGTCACCGGCACCCTGACCTGACCACTACGGTAGGCATCCTGCCGCTCCAGACCATCGCCCAGACGCTTCAGCTCTGCCAGTGCCTCATTGTACTTTTGCTCCACGTTGGCGATCAAATCTGCTTCACCCTTCATGAACAAATACGCTTCCCGCAGCGCACCATACAACAGCACCGGGTCATAGTTATCGCCCAGCCATGTACGGCCACTAGCCGCCGTGGTGATTGATTCAGGGTAATAGTAATAATGCAACTCTACTGTGTAGTTTGCATCAGGCGTGGGGGCAAGAATAAAGCTTAACTCGTTAGACGTGGCGTTGCTTGATACCGTGGGGCCAAAGATGGCGTAATACGCCGGGAGGCCGGTGTCGTTGGGACCGGGATACGCTTCCCGCAGGTAGTTAACGTCTTTGTTAAGAAGGTACGTGTACGTCTCGTTGGAGCTGCCGTAGTTCTGGATGACAGCAAACGAATACACAGACAAAAAGTCGCCGGGAGCAGATAAGTATTTGTTGTCCGCAGTCAGCGTACCGGTGGAGTTACGACGGATGGACGGGAGCTGTACCGCGTTGTACACACGCGTTTCTGTCTGTTGAATAAAGACAGGAATATTCGCTACGAACACTTGCTCGTAGTTCTCGGTGTACTCCTGAATCGCAGTGACCAGCTCTGTGTACGTCATGTTTAACCCATCGGTCCACGCGCCATAACGCCCTTGGTTGCAGCGCCGGTGCCACGAATCTTGATGCCGGAAGTTTTGACTTCGGGATAGTTACCCTTGCTGATGCCATCAACGGAAGGGTTGATTTGCGTCAGACGTTTAGCGCCAGACTCTGCTTTTGAAGCAGTTGCCATCACCTGCTTGATTCCGTTCTTAGCCATGTCTGCTCCTTAACCGGTTTTCTGGTTGGCAACACGGGCGAGATTGCGCCCAAGCTTTTTCATCTGGTCGGTGGTCACACCGCCTTTTGCCATGCCTTTGCCTTTGTGCATGCGCTTCTCATGCGCCTTCACTTCAGCTCGTGCCACCTGTTTCATCTTGTCCATGCTGCGCTCCTAATTAATTGTTACATTTGCCACAGTTGTCTGTGCCACCAGATAGTTTGGCGTCAGTCCCGCATCATCTGACCTTGCTCCGCCTACCGGTGCCCAGCCCCACTGGATAATCCTGCTGCCGCCTGACGGTGTTCCGTCTGATAGCATAACCGGCGAGGTATTTGCCAAAATCTGCAGCCCGTCGTAGCCGGACTGAATATAACTGTTGTCCCTGCGCGGCTCGCGTACGGCTTGCGGATCGTCCACGGGATACATACCCAACTGCAACTGTGGCTGATCAGGCTCCCAGCAGGTCGGGCACACTAAAATCGACACCTGCTTGGTTTTGATGACCAGCTTCTTCAGCTCTTTCAGTTTGTAGCGCTGACCACATCGATCGCACTCTGCAATACTGAACCGGCCAGATGAAAACCTGTTACCCATTATGTAATAAACATCTGCCGTGGCACAAGACGTTCCGCGGCTTTTTCGCGGTCTTCACCAGACGCCAAATCCCACGCTTCATCGTATTGCGCTTTTAAAATCTGTACGCGCTGCTCTGCTCCGGGGAGCTTCATCGACAACATGTACGCCAACCCCGCAACCAGCGCATTGGTAAAACGAAACGGTATGTCCATGACATTCACACCGTTGCCAGCGTCGTATATGCGCCTTAGACGCCAGTAATAAAACACGTAGTACGGATTAGCCTCCGTACCCTGATCTGGCGCAGGCCAGACATTAATTTGAGGATGCGTGGGGGTCGCTGTATTGGACCCGCTTCTCTGGCCGCTTTGGCGGTTAATCCACACTTGAATCGGCCTGCCCTGTGCCAGCTTGTTCGGGATGGTCGAGTATGTGGAGACAGAGATACGCGTGATGTTCAGATCAGTTTGGTTGGGCACGTCATTAGCTTGTGTACGAATAACATGCTCAAGTAGGTCAACAGTATCATCAGGGAGATCATAGGTCGTCTGTCCTTGCACCATGTTGATCGAGCCTTGCTCGATCGTCCACAAATTTACACCCCGGTTTGCCCACTCGTTCATCAGCAAGTTAAGACTACGACGGGCTGTCCTGAAGTGGTAGCCAGTGCGCATCTCAATGCCGCAACGCTCAAACGCCTCTTCGAAATAATCGTTGAGGGTCGGGTTGAAGTCAGTGGTGTCGGTCGTGTATGCCACGTTTAAGCCCTCGTCTTGCCTCTTATTGCACAGCCATCAGCCCGTGCTGACGCTGATTTTACTTTGCCACCTTTTTTCATTCCTCGTGCTTCACGACGTTCTTCCGCAGCAGCTTCTCGCATTGCTTTTCGAACTTCAGGTTCCATTTCACGTAGGCTTTTTCCTTCTTTCCACGCTTTATTGCTTACTTCAGTTTCGGCGGCTTTAGCGCCGGAACCAAGTGAAGTTCCGTAACCATCAGCACCGTTGCCTTTGCGCATCATATTAAGTGCAAAGGTGCTTTTATCTCCAAGCTCACGTTCTTTACGTAGTCGTTTTGCATCGGCTGACAAAACATGTTCTGGGGTTCCTGTGGCTTTTCCCATTATCTAAACCTCGCAGTCTTCTGTGCTATGCCCTTGGGCTGTTTAACAAACTGCTTCCCTGCGGACTTCCCTGCCCGCTTTGCCTTCGTCGTGGCGGCATACTCGGCTGGGCTTAACGCCTTGATCGCCTTTTCCGGGAGATAGCGCTCTCCGGTCTTTGACGATGGCTTTCCGCTTTTTGTCCGCCATTTCTGCTCCGTCCAGTTCTTTAGGCTTTGCTGGGGGGCTTTCATTTCATCTTCTTCAAAGTCTGCGCCAGACGAGCACGCTGCCCCATCTTGCCGGGCTTCTTGGCCGCTGCTGCCAGCTTTTTGGCAGGTATGGGTTTGCCTTCCTTTGCACCAAGCTGAGCACGCAGAGCACCGGGCTTCTTAATAGCGGACTGAATCCACTTTTTTGTGGAGCCGCCCTTTTTCATGCCTTCAACACCACGGCCTTTTAAAACGTCAGCCTGCGTTACTTTGCCATCGCCGGTCAAATCAGGAAACTTACTAGCCACGATAACCTCCGCCTTTTGCTTTGTACCTCTTTGCCAGCAGCTGTGCTTTTCTTGCCGACCATTGGCCTGCGGCAGTGCCTTGCACCGCCTGAGCCTTGATGCTCTCGAATAATGATTTCCTCATACCCGGCTTGGTGTAGTTGCCAGCCTCGTTAACCTTCGAGACTTTGCCGCCTTCCTTGTACTGCTTAAAGTCAGTATCATCCCGGCGCGCTTTTGTTTTCGCGCCGGGCATCTTGGAAGGGTTGATACAACCCATACCGCGTGAGGCTCTCATCTCAGCACTTACCGCCGCGCTTCATGCCGTTGATGCCTTTGCTGCCACCCATCGTGACCATCGTGCCTTTGGTCTTGCCTTTGGTAGCAACGCCATCACGGCTAGGTGCAGCAGTTTTGACTGCGCCCATCTTCGATGCGGTCATGCCGCCTTTGGCGTATTTAGCCATGCCGCCTTTCTTCATGCCTTTCATCTCCGACTCCTCGTGTTTGATCATCGATTTCGGTGCGCCCTTTTTCTTCATGAACGCAACTTCTTTACCAACCATCTTTTTGGACTCAGCCATACCGCCTCCTGATTTAGTGAATTCTCGTCCTACGGACTGTGAAACGCCTACTTTTTTAGCGAAGTCCTTGTTGTGGGCAACCGCCTGCATGAACCGTTCCTGTTTTTTGCTAACGGTCGGCATCAATGGCTCCACTTGCCGGATACAAAACCAACAAGCGCAGATATGCCGCTAGCAGCACCGCCAGCCCACATCAACACTTTCCAACCACCTTTAGCTTCGGAAAGCGTTTTATTGATCTCTTCGATCGACTTGCGAATAGCCGCCACGTCCTCCTTCATGGAGTCCATGTCGTCTTGCAAATGCTTGATGTCATTCGCGTGAGTCGCTAGCTCACGCGCCGTTTCAATCTCGGGAGTCATTGTTAACACTTCCATGCCCTTAAACTTTTATTAATACGGCTGTTCGGGTCGTTGGCAGTCTTGGCTGACGTAAGCTTCTTTTTCATACCCTTCATACGGGCGCAAAAAGAGTCTCGCCGTGGCCCCCCTTCTGGCTGAGGTGCTTTCAGCCCCGGCTTGCCGGGGTTCGCCGCGTTGTAAGAGGCTCGGCCTTTGGCGTTCAAGCCGCCCTTGGGGTTCTTGCCTTCTTTCCTCTGCCATGCTGGGGACTTAGCCATAGAACACCGTTAACGTCGCGTTGACCAGTATTGCTGAAACATTTGTTTGAAACAGCACGCCCTGATCAGGGATTAACACAGCGAAAGTTTCACCGTTTGCCGTGGTGGGGATGACGAACACGTTTGCGCCGCCATCCACCAACGTAACATTTCCTGAGCTTCCGCTGGGGCCAATGAGTACACTCTTGACCCGCGTGCGACCTTCGTACACCAA